AGCCTGCACGACTTTAAGGCTGCCTTTTATCTGTTTTTTACGACAACGACTTCATTGTCGTGTATGAGATGAAAGAAAATTCTTATTTCGTTTGGATATGAAATAAATTTGCAGAAAAGAAAACAAAGATGTTCTTCGTGGTTGTCGAATATACGATAAGATATTAAAGGCGTTAGATTTAGTCCGTAGACAACCACATTAGACGGATTATTTCTTCGCCTTTCTCTTTTATATGATTCTAAGCGTAGATAGTATCTAAGAGGGTTCAGCAGAAGCGAGTAATGGCGCAACGGGGTTCGATTCCCCATCTGCTACAAATTCAGTCAAATTAAAATCCCCGAAAGCGGAAGTGACTGAGCCGCCAACGGGGATAATAATAAAGTTTAATACTGCAAATGTATGAAAACAAATCAAGAAATGGTGCGATACATTGATAATTTTTCAGTGGTACAGCGCACAAGTGATGGATATTTTGACGGAAGCGAACTTCTTCGGCAGTGGAATAATGTAGAAGGTAATCCGAGAAGAAGGATGTCTGAATTCATTAACAGTCCTAAAGTGAAGGAGTTTTTAAAGGCTCTTGCAGACGATGAAAGCCATAGGTCAAAAATCGACATTGGTGAAAATCAATTAGTTATAAAAGTCAAGGGTAGAAATACCAAAGAAGGCAAAACACCCGATAAAGTTTGGATGAATCCACTTCTGTTTATCAAATTTGCTATGTGGATAAATCCGACTTTTGAAGTCAAGGTATTGCGGTTTGTGTACGATGAAATGATTCGCTATCGAAACGATGCTGGTGATGCTTACAAAGAACTTAGTTCTGCTGTTATGAAGATAGTCCCAAAAGATTTCATGCCGAAAGCCATGCAAAAGGTAGGTGAAGCATTAAACTGGGTCGTATTCAATAATCACGAAAAGATGCTTCGCAACAAACATGGTGATGAAATGAAGCAACGTGAATTATGGCAGCTTGAAAAGAAGGTTGCAGATTTGATAAACGAAGGATTTATAACTAACTTCGACAACCTAATTAGTTATTTGAGAAATCAATATCAAAAGCGAAATTATCCACAAGTGTTTAACTATGCTTCTTGATTATGGAATATAAGAACAAATTAGATCATCTTAATTTAGCGGAACTTGCGGGCGTATTAAATGTGGATATGGAACTACTGCTTAATTCCATAACTCAAAAAAAGGAGATTCATATAAAAGATATACCTATCATAGTGACTTATGGTGATTTGTGTATTATACAAAGAGCATTGTTTGATGCACAAAAAGCATTGCTTGGTTTATTACAAGGCAAAGAAGATGCAATCAAGAAAGCGAATGGTGCTTCTGATGAACTTCATAAACTATTTGAGTATGTGGATAAGGTTCTAATGGATGGTAATATAAGCAAGGAAATTATACATAAACTCGATCCTGCTATTGAAATTCCGAATTGAAAATAATGCGCACCTCATTAGGTTGGGGTGCGCTATTTATATAAACTAAAAATCACTTTATATATGGCAAAACTTGTATTTCGTGTGCAAGCTGATTATGAAGAGGTAATAAAACTTCGTAATGAGATCGCAAAGTTAAAGCAAGAGCTAAAAAGCATGAACGGCACACAGTCTCCTGCTGCTTTTAAGGCTATGAATACTCAATTATCATCATCCACACAACGGATGAATGAACTGGTAAATGAAGCTGCCAAAGCTGGTGCGGTCATGGAGGGTAGTTTTAAAAAGAAAATATTCGATGCTTCCCAATCTGTAAATGGGTTCACTGAAAAAATCATCGCTCAGAAGGCAGTGATTAAGGATATTGAAGCTGATGTAAAACGTCTTGGTGATGCTTATCGTATTGCATTAAAACGAAATCCTCTTTCTGCAAGTGGTAAGCTGGACGAATATAATGCTGCCCGAAAGGCTTTAGATGAAGAAAAGGCGGCTTTATTTGGATTAACCCAGCAACAGGCAGAAGCACGTCTGTCAGTAAAAAAACTACGTGATGAATATGCTCTATACAAGGATGATGCAAAAGAGGTTGTAGAAACTAATAATGGTATCGCTATTTCTTGGAAGAAAGCCTTAGCGGTTATAGGTGGTGCTGGAGTATTAAAGGCATTAGGTTCTGAAATGATTCGTGTCCGTGGCGAGTTTCAGGCTGCTGATACTGCTATTGAAACTTTATTAGGAAACAAAGAGAAAGCCAATACCCTCATGTCACAAGTTCGTGAGTTTGCTAAAGTTTCCCCGCTTGAATTTTCTGATGTAACAGCAGCTACGCAGATGATGCTTGGTTTCAATATCGAAGCCGAAAAAGTACCCCGTTTTCTTTCTGCCATTGGCGATGTTTCTATGGGAAATACGCAGAAGTTTAATTCTCTGACCTTGGCATTCTCTCAAATGTCCGCAGCCGGAAAACTCATGGGGCAAGACTTGAACCAGATGATTAATGCCGGATTCAATCCTTTGCAAACTATGTCTGAAAAGACCGGTAAGTCTATCGCTACACTTAAAGACGAAATGTCTAAGGGCGCTATTTCCGCAGAAATGGTTCAGCAGGCATTTATAGATGCTACTTCAGCAGGTGGCAGATTTTATCAGATGTCCGAAAATGCTTCCAAGGAGATAAACGGTCAGCTTTCCATGATGAACGATGCTATAGACACTGTTTTTAACGAATTGGGGCAGAAGTCGGAAGGTGTAATCATGGATGGTATTCAAATGACTACCTCGCTGATTGAAAACTATGAGACAGTCGGAAAGGTGCTTGCCGGATTGGTGGTTACTTATGGCACATATCGTACTGCTGTGATGCTTACTACTATCGCAACGAGCAAACACACGATAGCCGAGATAGCTCTTACCAACGCTCGTGTATTGGCACGAAAGGCACAAATGGCTTTAAACGCTGCCATGCTTACCAATCCTTATGTCTTGTTGGCTGTTGCAGTCGGAGGGCTTACAACAGCTATGTGGGCATTTCGTGATTCAACAACATCGGCAGAGAAAGCTCAAAAAAGGTTTAATGATCAAAAGGAACAGTCTGTTAAAAAAGAGCAAGAACATAAACAAAGGCTTGAAGATCTGATTTCCGCTATTCAAAACGAATACACCTCTTCTATGGATAGAGTAAAGGCTATGAAAGCTATAAAAGATGAATACCCATCTCTATTTCAAAAATATATAGATGAAAAGGGACATATTAAGGATTTAATAGCTTTATGGAAAGAATACAATGAAGAGGTTGGTAAAGAAAAGATAAAAGAAAACAAATCCAATTACAGTAACTCTCAAAAAATAATTGGTGAATACGGACAAGTTATTGGATTATGGAAAAGGTTTGGAGAAGATCCAAATTTTCATAAAAATAGCTTGAATGAATCAGAGAAACAGCTTGCTGATAAATATAAGAATGAGACTTTATCTACTTTGAGATCGAAGTTAGATGAAGAAAGAAATATTCTCACATCTTATCAAAAAGAAGTCCGTTCTGATGAACTCGCTCAATGGCAACTTGGTTTAAAAGAAAATACTGATGTTCAGATAAAGTCAGAACTGGATGAAATGAAGCGCCTTCAACAAGCAAGAAAGAATAATAAATGGTATTCTTTAAATGTAGGTGTTGGGTCTTTGAAAGGTACGACTACTGAGTCAGAATTGCAAAGCAGAATAGATGTGCTTGAAGCAGAGCTAAAGTCACGTAAAACATCAACCTATAAGCAAGACTATGACAAAGCTAAGAAAGAATGGGAAGACGCAAAAAAGAGACTCTCTGAAATAGAAAAAGACAAATCCAAGTTTACTTCAAAGCAATATGAAGAAGCCAAAAAACGGGAAGAAACGACTGAAAAGGCATATAAAAAACTTGGTGGTTTGACAGGTAGTAAATTAACGAAACAAGAAAATCAAGCCGATAAACTTAGAAAACAGACTGATAAATATAATGTACTTCTTGACAAGCAAGCGTTAGAACAACAACGTTCTGCCGAAGACTTGCAAATGAAAGTTGATGAAGCCCGCATCAAAGCTATGGACGAAGGTTTTGAGAAGACCATTGCCGAAATGGAACTCAACTTTGAAAAAGAGATGCAGGCTATAGACCGCCAGAAAGAGGATGCTTTGCGCAAGAAGATTGAGGATGCCCGTTCTGTATGGGAAGCTGACCCGAAAAACAAAGGTAAGTCATTCGACGCAACTGGTATCAAGCTATCTGATGATGAACAGAAATATTTCGATGAACTGTATAAAGCCGCTATTGCCAATAATGAGAAAACATACAGCGATTTGGCTGATAAATACCTTTCATATACTGATCGGCGATTGGAAATTGAAAAAAAGTTCAACGATGATATTGCCGTATTGCAGGAAGCTCGTAGAAAGGCGGAAGCAAAAGGTGATACCGATGAAGTAGCCAAGATTGGTCGAAGTATTGAAAAACGTATTGAAACTAAAAACGAAGATGTGTTTAAACTTGATGTTGAGCAGTTCAAACAAAGCATGGACTGGGAACAAGTATTCGGCAATCTTGATAAAGTGTCTACGGATACTCTGAAAAAGTTGAAAGCCAATCTGAAAGACTTTATTTCTTCTCAAAAGGACTTGTCCCCCGAAAACTTAAAAGAATTAGTTGATGCCATCGAACGGATTGATGAAAAGGTTTCGGAACGCAATCCCTTTGAAGCGATGAAGACTTCTTTCAAATCTCTTAAAGATGCTACAGATGCCCAACGTGAAGCACAGGAAGCATACAACAAGGCTTTGAAAGAAGGTACTGATGAAGAAAAGAAAAACGCAAAGACCACCCTTGAAAGCGCTAAAAATAACAAACAGAAAGCTTTGACAGAAGCTACTGCCGCTTTGCATAAAGGAGTTGATGAAATAAGTCAGTATGTAAATGCTGGCAATGAGGTTATCGGTATCATGGAGACTTTAGGATTGAATACTCCTAAATGGCTGGAAGATACAATGTCTGGGTTCGGTGAAATGTTAGACGGTCTTGGAAGTATAGATATTACGAAACCGATGTCTATTATTACCGGAGGTCTGCAAACTGTGAAGGGCGCTCTTACTTCCGTGATTTCTTTGGGTGGGTTGATTCCTGGATTAAGTGGTGCTGATTATTCTCGCTACGATGAAATGAAAGCTCAGTATGAAAACATCAATTCTATCTGGGATGAACTGATTAGTAAGAAGAAAGAATACATTGATATTTCCTATGGAACCGAAGCTTTAAAGGCTGGGCAGGAAGCTCTTGATATTATCAAGAAATCCCAAGATGCGCAACGTAATCTTGCCAGAACTTTGGCGCAATCAGGGGCAAGTGCCGGATCGCATTCTATAGCCTACCGGCAAAACGCTGCATTGGGCGGCTATGCTTCAGAACTTTATAGATATGTGCGGCAGAATGGAAACTATAATGATATCACTAATGCCTTACTTGGAGCTTCTGCCGAACAGTTGCAAAAGGTGAAAGAGCAGATGCCTGAATTATGGGCAGGACTTGATGGCGATTTTCGCGAACATTTGAATAACATCATTAGCGGTGCTGAACAGGCGAAAGAGGTTCTTGAACAAATGAAAGAAGCTGTTGCCGGGATAAGCTTTGATGAATTTCGTAGTGGGTATATTGATTTGTTATCAGACTTGGATAGTACTAATGAAGACTTTGCCGATAACTTTGAAAAGTATTTGCAGAAATCTATTTTTGAGTCTTTATTGGCAAATAAGTACAAGGAACGAATACAGGCTTTATATGACACTTGGGTTGAGTATGGGAAAGACGGCCTAACACCTGATGAGGTTCAAAAACTTCGTGATATGCAGGAACAGCTATCAGAAAGTTTGTTGGCCGAACGTGATAAAATAATGAGTGATTTTGGTTTTACTACAAATGGATCAGAATCTAAGTCATCTACATCCAAAGGTTTTTCTACTATGTCACAGGATACAGGGGAGGAATTAAACGGCCGGTTTACTGCATTACAAATTGCTGGAGAAGAAATTAAGAATCAGAATGCTATTCAAGTACAATCACTAAATCTTCTCACAATGAAATCAGAAGACATATTTCGTGTAAATACGGAGATAAGAAACATCGCTGACGATACTCGTGATCTGATAGCACAATCTTATCTTGAACTGGTACAGATTTCAGAGAATACAGGTGCTATTGTAAAGCCTGTCATTCAGATGCAGAAAGATATTGCAGAAGTAAAGAAGAACACATCAAAATTATAGATTATGGCAGATTTATTGATAAATGGTAAAGACGCTTACACATTCTGGGGGGTAAGAATGGGAGAGGGATTTCTTGATGTAATTGGGGCATCTGCTCCCATGAAGGATTTTATTGAGAACAAAAGTCGACTTGAACATGGGAAACGGGTAATAATCAATGAGCCTAAAGTCGATGAGAGGGAAATAACTCTTTCGTTCACTATTGAGGGTAGTTCTCAGTCCGATTATCAATCAAAGAGAAAAGCTTTCTTTGATGAACTTTATAAAGGTAAGGTTGATGTTCAAGTTCCGGCTAATAGTAACGATATTTATCATCTAATTTATCTTGGGAAAAGTATCGCTTATGCGCAGAGTTCAGATCGGACGTTCGGGAAGATATCGAGCAAGTTTTGCGAACCTAATCCAGCATTACGAATCTAATTTACGACATTAATTGCATTGTCGTGTATGGAAGCCTTAATTGTTAGGGCTTCTTTTTTTTGTCATTTAACTTTGGCACTATGAATGAGGTGAAAGTCAAAGACATATCAGGAAATGAGATTTTTTCAACTCCTATAGATTCAGGCAGTAAGAGAAAGTTTCAGTTAATGAAGGAAGACTACGTTATTTTAAAGTTTTCCCTCGTTGATCCGGTTTTCTTTAAATTAGGTTATTATATTGATCTTCCCAATGACCCTACCGGCCTATTTGATATTGTAGATTTGCAAAAGCCTACATACAACGATTCTACCGGTGGTTACGATTACGAACTACGTCTTGACGCTTATTATTGGAAATGGAAGAATAAAAAATTCTTCTACACTCCCGAAAATGCCGGACGTGAGGCCGGATGGAGTCTGACCGCCGGCCTTGACATTCATTTGAATGTATTCCTGAGAAATCTTTCCGTATTAGAATATGATTACAGGGGTACAGCGTTTGAATTTGAAATAGACTATAGTGTGGTTTCCCAATCAGCCAAACTTGTTACCTATGACAATACCAATCTTATCGATGCCCTTTCCCTGATGGCTGAGACATGGGAATGTGAATGGTGGATAACCAACCATGTCATTCATTTCGGTAAGTGCGAGTTTGGTGATCCTGTCGATTTGGAATTAGGGGTGAACGTAGAGGCGATGGAACGTAGCGACAGTCAGAGTACTTATGCTACCCGTATCTATGCTTTTGGCTCTACACGCAACATTCCGGAGTCGTATCGTAAGAAACTCGTTTTTGATGTGAAGTCGGTCGATGGAAGGAGGATTTCCGATACGTCAAGAAAACTGGATGCCGAGTATTTTCCGGTAAGCTCTTATAGAAATGACGATGATATTGTTTTGTCTTACGAAAAGCCTTATTCGGTAATGACAAACAGCCCTGCCAAGTATAGTGTATTGATTCTGGTATCCAAGAATATGCCGGCCGGGAAATATAGCATTCAAGCGGATAATATAACAGCCGGAATAACAGACCCTAACCAAGTCGGGCTTACTGTTCGTAACTTCAAGAGTACATTTAGTATAGAATATGTAACGGGAGGAGAGACGAAGCAGATTGAGATACAGACAAAAACAGAGGAGCGGGAAGGCAAGTATACCCCTACGGTTAAGTTTGATAACGCCATATTCACGCTTGAAGGCGATGCATCGGAATGTAGTATACGCATTGACTCATCTGTAGAATTCATAATCGATGAAGCAAATATACATTTCAATATTGCTTGCTACGGTGTAGTAAAGAATGAGAATAAAGGTGCTGATGTTACTGTCACTTTTATCTCAGGAGGTAATGCCGGTAAAACATTTGATGCGGTATATAATCCGGAATACAAAGCTGGCGAAGAATCGAATGTGATAGAGTTACCCGAAGGAGTCACAGCATCTTCTGGTGATATGTACACGATTGATAACATCATCAAAGGGAAAGTCCCCACCAATTATTTCAGTAAGGATGATGCTGAATTGACGGTTAGCGGTGTTGTACAGAAACGCTTGATGCTTCCTTCTGATGTCCCTTACGTAGATGCCTATCGCTACAGCCCTACGGGTGAACGTATATATATTGGAGATTCACGTTATGACAGCCCGTATAATGTGGAAATGCCCGTAGAGGAAGCCGTTGAAGAAATAGTCGTTTTTGAGGATGAGTACGCAAAATATATCGGTTCCACAACAGAAGTTCCGGAACCGGATATTGTCGAGGAAGAGGACAGCGAAGGGAATAAGACAGGCAATACGCATCTTGTGTACACATTCAAAGATACAGGGCTTAAGGACTTCGATAATAATTATCGTATAAAAGGTGAAGATATCCGTGTGATATTCCAAACCGGCAAATTGGCAGGTCTTGATTTTGTTGTAGAGCTGAAAGGTAGCGGTGATAGTGGTACTACTTTCGAAATTGTCCCGAATGAAGACTACGGCCGTTTGTTACCGGACGATATACTTTTTCCTCAGTCGGCTCATGTGGAAGATGGGAAAGAAATACCGGCTGATACTTACATCCTTTATGGGTTTGATACCGCATTCCTCTCGGAAGACATGCGTCCTAATGCGGAAAAAGAATTGCTCTCGACCACTCAGAAGTATATAAAAAAAACTATGGTAGACCCGTCTACTTATAGTTGTACAATGATGTCTGATGTTGTATACGATAAAGACGGCAATCATAAGCTCTTTGAAGCAGGAGACCGGGTGAATCTTATCAATAAAGGGTATTTTGAAAATGGTCGTCAATCCCGTGTAATCGGATTTGAATATAATCTTGATATCCCTTATGATTCCCCTGTTTATATGGTTGGGGAAACAGCTCCGTATTCGTTAATCGGAGAGATAGAAAGCAAGATTGACTCTTTGGCTTACAAAGGGCAGACATACAATAGTAACACATCCATAAGTGGAGGCGGGACAAGTGTGTATGTGATTGGAGTTAATGATAATACTGCTCCTTCAGATAGAAATGTCTTTTCTGCAAAGAACTCTCTTTCAAAGTTTCTTCGAAAAGATGTTCCAAATTCTGCCGAAGAACTTATTACTTTCATAAAAGGCTTGATATCTCAAGGCTTGGTCACCGCAGGCGGCGGTATTCAGTTGGGTGAGAGTTTTGCCGGCGGTATAACCGGACATGGCGGTCTCTTTACTGCAGGCGGACATGGTGAGCTCAGATCCTTGCGTGTCAATGAATGGTTTGAAACTTCTGAATTCAGGTACAACTATGTGGACGTCACCACCGGCGAGCAGTGGTCTGCCCCGGGTGGTGGTATCGTAGAATCAGTTGTAATGGATACCGATCCGGAAGGGAATGAATTGAATACCGGTGTGGTGACCTTGAAACTGGAAGCCGGCCAGATTGGCGCGGTCGCTTTCGATGACCTGGCCATGGGCATGTATCATTTTGAGAGCGGGAATGCTACGGAGGATTACGATGACGGAAAGGGCAACCGCCGGTTCTCCGGGTTCACTACTGTGTTTTTCCGTATTACTGAGATTATAGAATCGGGACTCAACAGCAAATTCCGTTTTGAGCTTCGTAGCGTTTCGGATAACTATCCCAATCCCGTGCCGCCTACCGCAATGATGCACTTCGTATGTTTTGGCAATGTGAGCAATAAGTCTCGTCAGTCAAGTATGTACCAGACGCGCACATATACAAGGTATCTTAAGAATGTGGACTGGTGGGAATTCTCATTCGGTAACATCGCAATGCAGTTCGGGGACCTTTCCAACCTGTCCGTATTCGGGGCGGACATGACTGGGTATTCCGCTTATGTCGATAGCTTGTATTTTACCGGCAAGATAGAGCAACTTGAAAAGATCGTTGAAGATACGCTTGGCGACGGTGACTTGCGCATGGAGATCACCTCAAGTGACGGAAACTTTATTGTCGACAATAAGATAGATACCACCCTGACGGCTAAAGTGCTACGCTATTTCAACAACGTGACATCTGATGTTACAAAGTGGGAATGGACTCGTGAATCCGGGACATCCTTAGCTGACATTGCAAGCGACGCTATATGGAATGACAACAACTCATCCGCCCGTGAAAGCGTGCACATTACAGAAGGCGATGTTCCTACCGATTCGGTAAAATTTATTTGTGAAGCGACAATAGGCACGGTAAAGGTGAGGGAAGAGATGAAACTAATTTAAAAAATATAAGTCATGGAAGTAAAAACATTAAAGAGAAAAAGGACAGGGAATCGCATCAGGGTAATAACCAATTGCAGATTCGCTCCGAACAAAGAATTGTCCGAAACGAATCGCAATGTAGTGATAAAGAAACTAAGGTTTACTGACACTAAAGAGAGCTAAATGTTTGCACCTTCTACATTGGTATGCTATGCATGTTTGGAGTTCTACTTGATCTTCTAAAAAATCACCTACATAGGAATAGCTCGGAAGATTAAATCGTGTATCCAAAAAGTCATGTTCGGCACATCCGCAATAAGGACATTTCGCCTCTTTGAGTTTTGGCTCTAATTCTGTTATGATTTCGGCCAATTCTAATTGAGTAAATTTCATAATAATGATGTTTTAAATGTGACATGCAAAAGTAATAATAATCAGGGTATACTTTTCATTTCAAATGATAAAGTTTTAAATGTGACAGTTTATAAATCTTTGGAGGAAGTTTACCCTTTATTCTTTAAATAATAAAATTATATGGCAGTATTAAACAGAGTTTACTCCCCGTTGCGCACCCAATTCTCAATGGATGTCGTGGAGGGAACATTAACGCAGGAGTATGATGCTAATAACAAAATCTATACCCCTGACAGACGCATACGCCCTACGGCGGTACTTCCTGTATGCAGCATCACAGACCCATCAGGAATGATTGAGGACGGAATAGTAAACCGGTACATCACGGATATAAAGTGGTATGAGAACGGTAATAAAGACTCAAATGTAATATCACCGACAAGTATACATTATAAGATAGATTATTCTTCTGACACAAACAACAGGGGAAGAATAACAATATATAAGAATGTAAACTCGGATAATCCTATTGCACTGTTTTTTACGGCAAACTATGCAGATATTGTAAATGGAAAAGTGCGCAGGAAAGTTTCCTTTTGGGGCACTGTAGTATTATCTTCCAGCGTATCAGCTTCTTCACCGATTGTACTCAAAACGGAAACTCTAAGAGGGACAAAATACAATCCCCTTTCCAGCTTGAAGTACATGACCCTATCCGCCGACCTGTATTCAGGAAATACTATCATACCGGCAGCCTTCTGGTGGTACAAGAAAGAAAACGGACAGGAGAATCTGATTACCGATTATGTCGGGCACAACCTTCGTGAACTGCAAGTCCCTTCCTCCAGTTTGAAGATAGGTTCTCTGAACAATTACGTCTGCAAGGTACAGGACTGTCGTCAGAATTTGACGGATGTCCGCAATGAGTACTTGCAGGAGGAACTTGACAAAATATCCGACTACCCGCGCAATCTGCTTGCCAAGCAATACTTTCTCGATCTGAACGATGAGGTTCAGCCCGGTGTAGTAACGGAGGGAGAAGATGCGGACGGGAAGTACATTTGTGTGCCTAACCCAGCGAAATTACGTGTTTATGTAGGTGGAAATGAACAACGTGATTTATTCTCCGGAAAGATGTCTTTCAAGGAGAATACAGCATATGTTCTACGTGTTGTTGGAAGATATGTTTCTGAGGTAGAAACTCAATGGGGCTTTGCATTTATGATAGTGTACACGGACGGTACAGTTTCGTCGGCATTACGATTTGACTACAAGGCTAATAAAAAAACAGAGGCTATATATATAAGTGATTCTGGAAAGACGATATCACATATTTCTTGTACATATGGATTTGGCATTCCGTCTTACATCTACGGTATCCAGATCACCGAAGACTACAACTACAACCTGCTTGAAGGGGATACGGAAGAGGTAACAGTTAATATTGAAGATAATGGAACCAGTTCGGATAATTATAAACTTGCTGCAAGAAATATTTCAAAATCTCTAAATGCTGGCAATAAAGTAACTGTTTCAATAGGAGACGTTGTTAATTTGAAAGGTGAATCTACTGAATATACAGTTCTTATATATCAAATAAAAGAAAGTGGGAATCAAAATGTAGGTAGTGTTCTTTCTGCGTATAAAAAAACTTCGATATTAACTATTCCCAGTAGTTTTGATTCGACTAACCCCTGTATATTATATTTATATGCAGGCAAATCAGGGGCTACAGCGGGTAACTCTGTCAAGTACAGTAACGTCCAACTCCTTGAAGGCGAGTACGCTTGGAATGTGCTTGAGAAAGAAATCGAGGAAGTAACTATCGAATCAAGGGCAAATTCGAATCAGTATGTAAAAATTAATATACCCAATGAACTAAAAGTTGGTGAAAAATACACGTTAGAAGTAGGCGACATTATTAATATAGAAGGTACTCCAGATAGGTATACAGCGATGCTATACCAATTTGAGGATATAAATGAATCAGTATCTACAGAGAAAGCAGAACTTTCTCAGGATAAGAAGACTTTTACATTTATTATACAAAATAATTATAACCATAATCTTCCGGTATATCTTCTACTATATGCCGGCATGTTCGGAGCCACAAAGGGCAATATTATACAATACAAGAATATCCGTCTCCTGTATGGTGAAACAGTCCTTCCGTCCATACCTTCATATACCCCCCACTTCATCCCATCCGCACCGGACATTGAAGTAGCATCGGAAGCCATCCAATTGCCGGAAGGTTACCGGCCGGACGTGCAAGGAAAGACGATCAATCATGAATTCGCTCTTACTTCCGAAATGCCGGCATATAACGTCAAAGTAGTAACTCCTTATGGCGATGACTCCGATGTGATTTCTATCCCAAACAATGTGAAGTTATTCCCCGCTTGGATACAGGTGGACGTTGCCGGTATAGGGACATTGGATAATCCGGAAAGATACTTCTCTGCAGATTGGGGCAATGGCTTGAAGGGCATGAATGTTCTTTTGGATGCTGATGATATCGGATTGGGTGTGCAGGAGGTAGAACCGGACGTGGTTGAAGGGATGGAGCATGTGAAGTATGGATTAGCTGGCTATTTCGCTGCTCCTACTTCTAACTTAGAAAAAATAGAAACAGGAACGAGATTTGTATTTGAAGATGCTGCCTGCATTGTGACTTCCAATAGGCGATATTCTATTAGATTAAATGGTTACGGAGTATATTCTACTTTAGCTGCATCTGGAAATCTTAAATATGGAATTATATTCGGTGGTGTAATATACTACGTCGATAAAACATTTTCTGGTAGTTATCCTCATCGAGTGGAGTTTACTATAGGAGATTCTTTAGAAACTTCTATAGTCGTTATTAATGGTATAGAATATACCCCTGCTGTTAATGTCGGTAATTCTGAAAATAATCAATTTTATGTTGAAAGTGAGCGTATCGTTTCTTTAATTGAAATATATCAAGATGATACTCTCATTCATAAATGGGATTTCGAAGGTTCCATTTCCGCCGAGAGACTATCAGATAAAGCGGAAACAGAAAATAAGATATCAATAGTAATGGGGGATGGATCAGAATTTATCCCCGTATAACAAAAATCAAAAATTATGGCAAGATACATATTTATAGACAGAAAGACAGCCCTTGAAAAAGGGCTTATCACCTCAGAGTCTGCATGCCGTCAGAATGCAACGACAGTGGTGTTGATCGAGGATGAACTTAAAAAGCTCGGTGATGACGTTGACAAAGTGATTGCGGCACTTGGTGCTACTGCGATGAATACCACGCAGGCATTACGGGAACTTCAGAAAAGAGAATGGAATTAAAGTATAAATAACAGAAAGGAGTTTTTATGGGAACAGCAAGAGGTAGTGTAGTACTAAGGAGAATAAGAAATACAGGAATGTTATCCCTGCAGTTGTTTACCGAAGGAGGCCGTCCTTTGAAACAGACTGTTACTGGAAATATGGTCAATGATGATTGGACTCAGGAAGGTAATCATCCGAAAGTATATCCATTGGCCCAGTATTCGAGATATTCAGATTTTATCTCTGAATTTGTAAGTGTTGAATGGCGTTATGACGGCGTACTTATTTCGGATTCGGATGAGCGTTTTGATCTTACACAAACGGTATCTTATGGAAGTGTTCAAATTCCATGTCTTACAATCAAGGCGAATTTGGCTCTTGATATGACAAGTTTTAAATTAATATCCTGTACTGCTGTAGTAAATATTGATGGTATTAATGAGAATGTATCTGCTACTATTGAAGTAAGCAGGGACCCGGGATCAGAAGCTACATATTTGGGATATATTGCACTTGATCCTCCTGTATTCGATGCATCTATCACAGAAATACAAGCTACTGCCAAATTGGAAAAAGGAGGTGATCCCATTTCTAATTTTAGCGTAAGCTGGTATTGGGTAGCACCTAATGATACCGATGGTACTGTTGATGGACTTGAAGAGATTGAAAGTAAAACCAATCCTTTAATCATTAAAAGTTCTGATGTTGACACTCGTGGCGTACTTGTCGCTAAGTTTATCATAAACGGAGCAGAGCAATACTCTGCTTTTGTACCAGTAGAGGACAGATCAGACCCTTACGTAATGGATTTTTCATATGACACTCCGTTTGAAGGAGTATTAGATGAGGAAAACGGAATAACCACTACGGTAAGAGTTGTACATAGGGATTCAAGGGTGGAAGCCACTCAATTCAAATGGTTTGCTTTTGCATTGATGAATGGTTCTGATTATATAAATGGTACTGGAGGCTCTAAACTACAGAACAATTCCTTCAAGACTACAAACGACGATTTCAATAAAGCTAAAAGCGATAATTTGAATCTTGAAATTGAAGCGTCAGATACTTCTAATTAATTATGAGATCGAGAGGTAGTGTTGTTTTAAAAAGAATTCCCCGTACCCCTACAGTATCAATCCTGCCGGGGGAACGGGTGTTCCATAAGCTTCCTGACGGGACTTATGAGCCGGCTACGATCACGCTCGAAGCTGTGGTAAACAATGTCGATAACCCTAAATACCAGTGGGGACGCATTGTTGGAGGCAGCTTCCAGCCGTATTATGTAGTATACAGCCATATGATTGCTTCTCCGGTGCATGCCGGTGTGGTAGCCGTTAAGGTCACGGGTGACAATGTACCAAACGCGATAATTGCTTCCGAGACACTTACCATAGTGGAAGATGGCGTGTCACCGGTGCAGTACAAGATCGTGGTCAAACAATTAAATCGTGTCGTAGATTCGATTTCTTGTGATGCCAATGGCAATCCCAAACTGTATTATCAGGCGACGGCATATCTGTATAAGATAACCGGAGACATCGAGGAACTTTGTGAGGATTTTAATTGCGTAGTCGTTTACTATAAGAATGGCACACAGACGGACACAAGCATCAGCACCTCCCCGTCGGGCAGCTATGTTTTTGACGTATCCGGTGATTATGATTTGATCCGTGTCGGTTTTGTTGATTTGGAATCGGGCAAAGACATCATAGAGACCAGTCTGGCGAAAGTATATGACGGTGCTCCGGCAGTGCAGTACAGCATTGAGATATTGCAAAAAGGGAAATCTGTATCCACGATAGCCAGTGACGCGGAAGGATATCCCAAGTTGGAACCGTATGCCATTGCGAGGCTTTATAAAAAGGTCGGCAATGCTGATAGGACTTTGTGTTCAGATTTCTATTGCAAGGTAGCGTCAATGAATACAGAGGATGATATCAGTAACGAAGAGGAAAGCGGTGTTCCTGTATCGGATTATGAATTTGAAGTAGCGGACAATTACTATAACAGTTTTGCCGTATCGTTTTTTGACAAGGAATCTAAAAAGACGGTTGCAGAGCATTCGATAAGCAGAACCTATGACGGATCAACGGGTGAGAACGGATATACATATCGGTCACGAGGCATGTTTACCAGTGGTGAAACCTATGTATGGAATAGCGAGTACCGTGATATCGTGTTCTCATGGTTCAACGAAAAGTTGCATGCGTTCCGTGTCAGGAACAAAGGAACTTCTGTGACAGTTCCCCCTACTTCTTCCAATGGCGATGATAATTGGGATGTCGCCAACGATTTGAAATTTGTAGCTACCGATCTGCTTTTGGCGCAAAACGCGGTAGTGGATGTGCTCGGTACGTCCAAAATCTACATAGGCAATCTTGACAAGACCGAAGGATGGGAAATGACCAAAGGAGCAATCAAGCATACCGGCACGGGACTCGAATTGACCAAGGACGGAAAGTTGTCCGCGCCTGAAGGTGGGATAACAATAGGTACAAAATCCGTTGAAGGCATGATTGACGATATTCATATCGGAGGCAGGAATTATGCCCGCGGCACATCCGATGAATGGAGTGAGAGTGTTACATTGGAGGGTAGCACAAATCAGACATTTTCTTTGTATGACTGTTACCTTACCGATGTAAAGGCCGGGGATGTCGTATGTTTTTCCTTTAGCCTTGAATACAGCAACATAGTAAAGAACTCGAATCCCATATTCCAATTGCAAGCTCCGGGAAGTGATACAGGATGGGACAATGGTGGTATGAACGCTAATATTCTTCCGTTTGTTCAGGCAAGTAGTGGTACTGTCCGTGTTGTTGCGTTCTATACTGTCACAGAATACCAGCTAAACAATAAGTATTGGCCGGTTGATATCCGTTGCGACAACATGACTGGAAGTGTTCGATACAAGAGTTTCAAATTCGAGATAGGAACAAAGCCTACGGACTGGTCACTTGCTCCGGAGGATTATGTCGAGACGGGGATTGACATTCAGAATCGGAAGATTATATTGCAGGCTGACACGACAGAGTTCAGAAATAATGCCGGAGAACTTATTGCAATATTTCAAGGGGACAAGATAAAGGCTTCGTTGATCGATGTTGATAATCTTGTAGCTAAAAAGGTGGAAACGTCCAATTCCGGAAAGAGATTTGTTATTGATCCTGACTCTAATTCGATGGAAGTATTTGATGCGAATAACAACAGAGTTATATCAATATCATTTAAGGATATTAATGATCCAAACGTTGATTTGTTGTATCCATCAATTGTATGTTATCAATATATAGATGGAATTGCTCGAAATTCTGCGAGTATAAATGGTAATAACGTTCAGGTTTTAAGCTATGATACAAATGGAAATGCTGTTTATAATGCAACTTTTTCTGCTTCCGGCTATTATGTGTCAAATGGGAATTCTGGAAATCACTCTATTTTGTCATACGATGGATTGAGAATATATAAAAATGGAACGTTATACAAATCGTATACTTAACAAAAACCCGCCCTGCTTTCCCAAGCAAGGCGTTACGCATACATAAACAACTTATTAACTTCCATTTGAGGAAAGTAAAGTCAGAAAAGACAATGCAAAGATACCATTATAAAACTAAAAAGAAAAAGAAAGTTAAATAAATAGCCCGACTTTCACAAGCCGGGCATACGTATTGCTAAAAATATGCCACACCTGGCGCATGATCGATTGAATTGCATGACAAATATACTTATTAATAATTAAATAAAAAAATGAAAGAGAAAGCAATTCATCAAGTTACTTCCAGTGTGTTTGCCCCAATCGCTGGTAGTTTTGTAATAGACAGCTTACAATTGATGGTTCCTTGGCTTATCGCTATGTTTTGTGTAATCATTTGTGATTTGGTGACGGGAGTAAGAAAAAGTCTATTGTTGAAGGAACACGTGAGGTTAAGTCGTGCATGGAGAGCAACTATGGGGAAAATGGTCACCTACTTTTCATTTGTAGTCATGGTGGTCATGGTCAACAAGGCGGCAGGCGACAATCTTCACATTGACACTTATGCCTGCTTGTTCGTATGTTTTATTGAGGGGTGCTCAATCATAAGCAATATACTGAAACCTAAAGGATATAACATAAATCTTGCTGCTGCTATTGCCTTGTTTAGCAAGAAAGTATTCAGTGTAGACAAGGAGGATGTTAAAGACGTAATAAATAAGGAAAAGAATGAATAAGATCGATTCTATTATCATCCATTGCTCGGCTACAAAAGCCGGGCAGGATTTGAGAGCGAAAGACATTGACCGGATGCACCGGAAAAGGGGATTCGCTCAGATAGGTTATAACTTTGTGATTGACCTTGACGGTACTGTGGAGAATGGACGTCCATTGTCTATAGATGGCGCTCATTGTAATACGAAAGGTTTTTCCGGAGTGTCATACAATAAACACAGTATTGGTATCTGCTACATTGGTGGTCTTGATGTAAACGGACGTCCGGCAGATACTCGGACAAAAGCGCAGAAGAACGCCCTTCGTGACCTTGTAGCAAAACTATGCAAGGAATATGATATAGTCGAACTATTGGGCCACCGGGATACATCTCCCGACCTTGATGGCAGTGGGGAGGTTGAGCTGGCAGAGTATATAAAGGCCTGTCCGTGCTTCGATGTCAGAAGTGAGTTTTCTAACTTTCTTCGTAATACAGTTATCCGGCCATGAAACGACTAATTTACATTATAACTTTTATCCTGATGTCGGGAATGTGGTTATCATCTTGCCGAAGCATTCAATATGTTCCTGTAGACACCATAAAGACAGAATACAAATATATAGACCGCATACAGCATGACAGCATCTACCAGAAAGATTCTGTTATGTATTATGTAAAAGGCGATACGGTATTTGTTGATAAATACAAGTATCTGTACAAGTACCTTTTCATTAATAAGGTCGATTCATTCGTGAAGGTTGACTCCATACAAGTTCCTTATCCTGTTGAGAAGCAGCTAACCAGATGGCAATCATTGAAGATGGATATTGGGGGAATCGCACTGACTGTGGTTGCAATAATCGTAATAATTGCATTAGGTAAAATGATATATAAACTAAAGAAAGGAGGGTAAATATGAAGTAGGTATCCGTTTCCCCGGTGGTAGAAGGCCGGGATAGGAATAAGCTTATCAACAAACGTTTTCTTTTTGGGGGTTAGAAATAAAAGAAACCCCCGACACTATAAAGTTGACGCCAATCAATACTTTATAACACACCAAAGCATGCATCGCTGTGTCAGGGGCTAATATCCTTAACATTACGAAGCATGCTTTTGTTTTTTTGGTGTTCGTACTGATTGGCAAAGGCAAAAGTACAATAAAAAATTATATTACTATGTGTAAGTCTGATATTTTTGCCGAAATACTTAATATCGTTTCAAGAGAAACAGAAATTTCTCCCGATTTAATTCTTTCATCAAGTAAAGTTACTGAAGTTGTTGACGCTCGTTCTATTGTAGTATTCTTCCTTACTGAATACGGGCTATACCCAGAACAAATAGCGGCTTTACTTCACAAGACATCCGCTTGCATACGTTACCTTATATCTAACTTTGACAGCCGCAAGAGTAACAACAAGATGATTGCAATATATTTGCAAAATGTTCGCAAATCGCTTGAAAAAGAGTACTGATTTACCGTATTTCTAATATATACTTTTGTGATGCGGTTGATTTTGACCGTAATAACAAAATATAAGAATTATGAGTGATAAAACTTTTGTGTTCACTCCTGAAGCTGGTGCTTCTGGCGGTGGACTAAACTCAATCCTTGCCATGATTCCTGGAATGATGAAAGGGAACGGACTCGATCCTAACCTCGTAGCTGCTCTGATGAATGGGAACAAGAATCAGGACGCTTGGGGCGGCGGTGGCTGTTGGTGGTTGTGGATAATCGTACTGTTTTGGCTGTGGGGCGGAAATGGATTTGGCAACAACCGTAACGGCGGCGGTCTTCCTGCAGAATTGAATAATGACGCCGGACGTGAGTTGCTTATGTCTGCTATTCAAGGAAACGGAGCTGCCATTAACCAGTTGGCCGGTTCTTTGAACTGTTCTACTCAACAGTTACAAAGTGCGCTGTGTAACGTACAAGGTGCAATCGATAAGATCGGTGGTCAGATCGGTATGTCTTCACAACAGATTATCAATTCTGTACAGAGCATGGGTTGCTCAATTGGGCAACAGATTGCGAGTTGCTGCTGCGATGTTCGTACGGCTATCGAAAGACAAGGCTCGGAAACTCGTTTGCAGAACTGTCAGGATATGAACATTCTTACCAACACGATGACTCAGAATACGATGAATCTGCGTGACGGCAACTTGGCGAACACACAAGCTATTCTGAATAAGCTGAATGACTTCCAGTCATTGTATCAGGCAGATAAAATGGATCGCTTGACTGCAGAAAATCTGGCTCTGAAAGGTCAAATTTCACAGGCTAACCAGAACGCCTACATCTCTGCGACAATTCAGGCAAACACGGCTCCTATTGCCGGCGCATTAAACAACTTGCAGAATGAGGTAGATTCTATCAAGTGTAAAATGCCTCCTACCGTAGCTGTTCCTTATCCGCAACTGCAGGCTTTCAATCCTGAAATTGCACGTGCTGCCGCTTTTGGCGCTTACGCAGGTGATACTGTTTTCAATGGTCGTAGTGGATGCGGTTGTAATAACTACTGGGGATAATAAAGAAGGGAGGTAATTATGTGGCCTAACTTTTTTACAGGTTTCCCTTTCTTTTTCCCGACACTCGGAAGAAACAACAACAACACTCTTCCGACAGTTGGTGTAACGGTCGGAACGGAAAACGTAGTTCTTGAACTTCCGAACCATGCTTTTCGCAACCGGGATTATGTTGGTGGATTTTATGTGAATCTACGCCAGTCTATTCCGGCCGGAACAACCGGCACCCTGCCGATATTGCTTGGAACAAATGGTGATACAAGACCTGTCATGACCTATGACAACAAGCCTTTGCTGGTTGAAAACCTGTCTGGAACGGGAATTTATGAAATCCATTATAACAAGTATACCAATGAGGTATTTCTTGTAAGTGGAGGTTATAAGGCATCGCCGGCTTCAGCATCTGCTGCTACGGAAAGTGTCGCAAAAAGTAAGTAAAAACAGAAAGTAGGGGTATTCCCCTGCTTTCTCAAAAGAGAAGTAATTATGTTCAAAGATTTAAATAAAGGTGCGTTAGTGCATATAGTAGATTCTACTAATATACCAGTATATTTTCAAGGAGTTCTCTCTGAAATGAGCCTTCCTTATACTCCACAGCCACAACCTGGGCAGCAGTTTAATCCGATGTTCCAAGTTGTTGATATGACGGTTCAGGTAAACGGAAACAATCAGATATTCAAAGGAATTCCTTATATGTCTGATGTGGCCACCCATGCGGGTATGACTGTTTCCTGTTCTCAAAGTTCATTAAAAACGGTCGTAGAGAGTATTTACAGGAAGAGTCTTGATGCCATTCAGAATGTGGACAAGCATCGTAATACCATTACTGCGTGTGAATCTATTCTTGAACAAATTGATCCGGGCGTGGCTCAGAGCAAGGCTCAAGAAAAGAAGATCGCCGATCTTCAGAATGAGATATATCAGCTAAAGAAAGACATACCAACGTTGGAAGATATAAAGGCGCTCTTTATGCAGTCTCAGAACAACAGTACTAACAACGTAAAAAAAGATAAATAATATGGGATGGAGAGTAATTGGCGAAGGCCGAAGCTTCGGTGACAACGAGGATATGGAACGCGAATTAAAGCGTGCGTATGATGAAGGTTGTCGTGATGGCTATGAAAAGGCCATGATGGAACGTGAGCGCGGTGGCTATGGCGAACGTTATAATGACGGGCGTATGGGTGACTACGGAGATGGTGGTTACGGAGATGGCGGATATGGTGAAAGACGTGGAGTCAGAGGTACCGGTCTTTATTCAAGATACCGCAGATAATTGATGAAGGGGGCAAAGTTCCCCTTCTTTTAATAGGAAATAATAAAAAATATATATATGAGCCGAATGGATGTTTATGAGCGGTTACCGCAGGGAATGAAAGAGTATCTGTCTAATTACGGTTGGCATTTCTCTAAGAAAATGTGCGAATTTGCCGTGTCTGATATGCGAGATAAAAACGGTGCTAAAATCACTCCTTACACAAAGGAAAAATTGGACGCACTACTTAAACAATATGGTGTCGAGCTAAAAAAAGACAAAGGTTATGATGCTGTTTATGTATGTAATATGGCTATGGCTGATTATTTCGGTTCTTCTATACCTAATCAGCAGTATCTTGCAATGTTTGTGAAAGACTATATCGACGATCCGGACGCTCCAGAAGGAAAAACTTTGGGACGTTACTATGCTGATACAATAGGGAGTGATACTCCTGTAATTTGGGAGGATATGATGTGATATGATCACGCGGAGAATACATATCAAAAAATATGATTGGGTTGTTCATGTATTCTATGCTGTAACCTGTTATTGGACGGATAGGATAATGGATGTCTTGGAAAGTATCGGGTGTCCTGAACGTATTCTCCGGTCATCATATAAGAATCTCATGTCTTGTAAGCTTGATACGGGGCTTACTTATTCAAATTATAATATCCGGGAAACGGTAATGGTGGTAGGCTTGACTTCTTCTCCGGCAGAGTTTCTAAATTCCTTTGATCACGAAAGAAAACATCTGGAGGCTCATATAGCGCAAGCGTATGATATATATCCATATGGAGAGGAAATAGCATATCTGTCTGGAGATATAGCCCAAATGCTTGTAGAAGATGTGCAGTTGTTTATATGTGATTGTGACAAACATAAACAAATAATTCATAGAAAGTGTAATTGTCATGCATAAGATATTGAAAGCTATATTATCCGGTAAGTCTAAAAAGGAAATTATCGGCATGATGTCTGGTGATGAAAAGGCAATACTGACAGGTATTGCTAAAAATATAGGATTTACACGCCAACAAAGGCGTAAAATATTAAGAGATGCAAAAAAGTAAGTTGGACATATTGCTTGAGCAGGCGGAAGACAGGTATCATTTCGATTTCTGTCGCCTGCTATTAGTCATGTTATGGAACGCATAGAGAAGTGTCTTGATTGGTTAATACCTTTTGCTGTAATAGTTAAGGTTATATCAATATGTGTTTCGTTTTAAGCCTTAATTCTTAGGAATTGGGGCTTTTAATGTTAAATATTACATATGTGATATATTTTATTCTTGTTTTTCTTGTGCAAATATTACATTTATGCTATATTTGCATGGTGTTAATGAAACAAGTAATAACATATAGAGAATAAGATTATGAAGACAATTGCGAATACGTACAAAGAAAATGGTTATGATGCCGTTTTGGTTGAATACAACACCCAATCAGAAGAAACTAAAATAACAAAAGGCTTTCTTTCTATAGAAGATGCAGAACAATGGGTGGAGAATCAGTCTTTGTCTTACCAACAATCAGATGTGTATGAGGTTATGTCAGTTGATGAAGCGATTGAAAAAGGATTCTAAATAACTTTAGTATTTAATTAATAAGCTGAGCTACCGGCATGACGGGCAGTAGATATGACAATAAGAGAAATGGTAATTTATAAGAGAAATGAAGCAGGGTTAACTCAGAAAGAGTTATCCGAAAAAACGGGTATCGCTCAATGTCGAATTTCCGAATTCGAATCCGGAACCAGAAGCATGAACTCTGATAACATAGATAAGATTTTTGAAGCCCTTGAAATAGAGTTTTCGCAAAATAAAGAGCAGCAATGGATATTTGCTAAAGAGTGCGCGAAAGCTATTAAAAATAAAGGAATTAGTAATATCGATACGCTTACTAAGGAAGATATTGCTACTTTAACCGGAAAAGATGAGATTCTCTTAATGAAAGAGTATAATGAACAACTTTATGATGAGATGTGTGCAAAAGAAATTGAGGATAAGAACGCATACAATTATATGAAAACATTAATTGCATTCCATATTTCATTATTGAAATAATCTCGTGTATGTTGGTGCGGGGTTGTGGTTCGCTTTCAAATTTAGTATCTTTGCCGGAAAATTAAAATCATGGCACATAACTACGACTACGAATCAGTACAGGAGCTACTCGCATGGGCAAAGGATATGCTTGAAAACAAAACGTATCCGGCTTCCCCGTATCAATTAAGTAAATGTATAAACATACTCGATTGTGAGTATTTTATTGAAAGCCATATCGCTACGATATCGAAGCATTGGGAGAATAACACCTTTCACCCATATATTGAGCATTTATGGGAATTTAGGGAAAAGATATCAAAATTAGGATGATATGGTTTGGTTGGCAGTAGACAGTGACGGAAGTGAGCATATATTTGTTCGCCCTGTATTAAGGTATACACACACTAAAGAAGAGAATGAACGTTTAGTGTTATCCATAAAAGACCTGAATAATCCTTCGGATATCCGGGTAGAAGATTTTACCGGAGAAGATATAGGTGGATTCGGTATATCTTCCCCGCGTATAGAACTTCCCAAAGGGACTATACGAAAAATAATAGACCGAGATCTAACTTGGGACGACGAAGCTGTTAAGTTAGAGTAATATAAAAGTGGAATGAACAGAACGTCCGACTTGTAAGAGAATAAGTTCGGGCGTTTTTGGTAGTTAAATGTATATCTGTTTATCAAACATATAGTCTATCAATTTAAAGTTTGCATCGTTTATAATAGAATAGTCTTTCTTTATATATAGTTCAGTAACACGAAGCCTTGAATCCACATGACATAACATTTCATTCACAATATAGATAGGTATTCCAACCTTATTTATTGCAATGGTCGCCATTGAGTGCCTTGCAGAATAGAATTGCAGATTTTCGACTCCTATTTTATTCCCCACTTCTTTCAGCCCTATATTGATAGCACGGTTAAGGTCTCCCATTGAAGAAAAACGCTCGTAGAAATTGAACACACGTTCTTCCCCTCTGTATTTGTCAATGAGCAACCTAATCATAGGATGTATGCGAACAACCATCTTTGCATTATCATTCCTTCTGTCCTTCGTTTTGGTACGATAGTAGGTGATATATTCCTCGTCAAATTCAGTGGCATTGTATAGGTCGGCAGAGTTCATTCCCATAAGGCAAAATGATAACCGAAAGCAATCTAAAGCTAAATCGTGCCTACTGTTGCGTTCTCTCATGTCTTTGTTGTCGTATGGGAGGGAGAATATCTTCCTTATTTCTTCAATGGACAATGCTCGCTTCTCTGCTGTATTCTGCTGTCTGGGTTTGAATTTGGATAGGCTCTGTTTGATTCTTACTATTCCGTTGTCTTCATCATTGTAATATTCCCTTGCTTCCATAAACAAACGGAGTATAGAATTTGTATAAAGCGATTGTGCTCGTTTCTTGTCGGAAAGATACTCTTCATATTCCTTCATCTTTTGAACGGTTATTTCGCTACACATTATTGTTTCCCTTCCGAAAAATGAACAGAACGAGTTCAATGCGGATTGATAATTTTTGATACCCTTGATTTCAGTATGAGACCGGCACCAGTTTCTCGCAAAGGAAATGAAGTCTATGCCATTCTTGTCATCTTTTCGCTTGATGTATTCAACAATAGAATCTATATCCATTGAGTTTAGTTCAAGATTGAGAGCATTCACTTTTTTCCGGTATATCTTTATCAGTTCCTCGCATTTGTCGAGTACAAGTTGGTTCTTTATCCTGAAACTGGCGGTAAGGTCTTTCTTAGAGATATACATAGTAGTGGATATGTACCTCACTTTTCGCTCATGGGTGAATCGGATTACAACGTTCCAAGTCTTATCCTCACGCTGCCTGTCTTTAAATATAGTTGGTTTAAATGTTGCCATATCTTCTGCTAAAACATTGCTAAAACAATTTAGTGTTACTTGTAGGTCTAAATGTTTACTTGTAAAGTGGTTTTCAATGACATATTTTCCAAATGTTTCCCGTAAATGCTTTATATACAACAAAAAAAGAGGAAAATCATTTCTGAGTTTCCTCTTTTTATTGGGTGGAAGACCGGACTCGAACCGGCGACATTCAGAACCACAATCTGACGCTCTAACCAACTGAACTACATCCACCATGTTTGCGTTTCTCTAACGCGGTGCAAAGATAGATATAATCTTTTAATCTGCAAATATTAGAAGGACTTTTTTTAATAAAAAATGTACTCTTTTATTCCCTTATTATGTTTGTTGAATAGGGAGCGGGTATCCTTAGTAAAGATTTTCAAGTGGTTACGTTCTGTAACGGATAGTGAGTCTGTCGGATAATTGATCGGATATAATATGTAATTCTTCTTTCGCGATAATACCGGCCGAGAAGTCCATACTAAACCGTATTCGCAATTGGTGACGCGGGTAATGCTGTCCTTTTCAAGTTCTAATTTAAACAAAATTCCTCCGTCTGTCCGGCGGGCAGACATATTGGAAATGAAATTTCCTAAAGAATAGACTACCGCATGTTGGCTACCTGCCGTGCTGTCCGTGCGAAGTTCCATTGGCTGTACTACATGGGGATGAGAACCGATGATATGAGTTACACCTTGCTGCAATAACCAGTCTGCGAGAGAGGTCTGTTCCCGGTTAGGGAGCGATTGGTATTCTTCACCCCAATGTATACAGGCAATGAGAACATCGGGTTGGAGTGCTTTCGCTTTCCGGATGTCCAGTGCCATCGTCTCTTTGTCAATGTAATTCACAATGTTGGGAGAAGTTGCTTTGAGACCGTTTGTACCATACGTATAGTTGAGAAGTACGATGCGGAAACCGTTCTTTTCTATCATGAGCGGATATCGCTGTTCGCGTGTTTCAGCATTGGTGTATGTACCTGCATATGGGATGCGGAGGGAGTCGAGCATGAGAATGGTTCGTTCCAGACCTTTTTTACCCCGATCCAGACAATGGTTGTTGGCTGTTATCAATACGTTGAAACCCGCTTCACGGATGGCGGAAAGATATTCGTCCGGTGCACTGAAAGCAGGATAACCACGATATGGTTTTCCGCCGAGGGTTACTTCCAGATTGGCGACGGCAATATCCGCCCGGCTGATTTCTTCTTTGACGAATTTGAAACAATCGGAGTAATCGTATCCGGCAGGAGTACGGGCGGCATTGATTTGTCCTTGGTGTTGCATCAGGTCACCGGCAAAAAGGAGTGTGATGCGGTGGGGAAGAAGGCTGTCATTCGCATTGGATATGATCGTATCTGAAACAGCCTTGACTGTATCTCCCTTTTCCTGCGACACGGATGTGCAGGAAAAGGAGAGAAGTAAGAGAATTATGAATGAGAAATATCTCATTTATAAATGGCTTTTTTACCGGCCAACAGCGTGTTCTTCATCAACGAAACAATGGTCATAGGGCCTACACCTCCCGGCACGGGGGTGATGTATGAACACTTGGGAGCAACCTCATCAAACTTTACGTCGCCCGTCAGTTTGAAACCGGATTTTTTGCTGGCATCGGGTACGCGGGTGGTACCTACATCGATAATAACCGCACCTTCTTTCACCATATCGGCTTTCACGAAATTAGGCTGTCCTAAGGCGGCGATAATGATATCGGCTTCCTGACATTCTTTTACCAGGTCACGTGAGCGGCTATGGCAAACGGTGACCGTTGCGTCTCCCGGGTAGGCTTTCTGCATCATGAGGGCAGCCATCGGTTTACCGACAATGTTACTGCGTCCCAATACTACGCACTTTTTACCCGATGTTTCGATTTTATAACGCTTCAGCAGTTCGAGTATGCCGTTCGGAGTGGCAGATACGTAACAGGGCAGTCCGATAGACATGCGTCCTACGTTAATGGGATGGAAACCGTCTACGTCTTTGCGATAGTCGATGGTTTCGATTACTTTCTGTTCGGAGATGTGCTTGGGCAACGGGAGCTGTACGATGAAGCCGTCCACGTCGGTATCTTCGTTAAGTTCGCGTACTTTGGCCAGCAGTTCGTCTTCGGTCACATCGCTTTCATAACGGATAAGGGACGATTTGAAACCGCATACTTCACAGGCTTTTACTTTTGCAGCTACGTATGTTTCGCTACCTCCGTCGTGTCCTACAAGGATAGCGGCCAAGTGGGGACGTTTACCTCCATTAGCCACAATTTCTGCCACTTCATCGGCAATTTCTTGCTTTACTTGTTCGGAAATGGCTTTTCCATCTATAAGGGTCATGTTCAATAGTATTTTGGTGATGGGCAAAAGTAGAATAATTTGCCGAACTCTCCAAGTCAAAGGAAAAGAAAGAAAGGAGCTTGTTTTTGTCAAGAGCTGATTTACGTATTCTTAACAAAATAGCCGGCGCTTCGCAAGAAAATGTGTGCCGCATTGTAATCCGGTTACATTTGTATCGCAACTAATAATGAAATGCATCGTGACATTACTTGTTATACATCGTGACATTACTTGTTATGTACCGTGACATGCCTTGTTATTTTGTATAAGTATTGTTCGGAAGTGCCGTAAGCACCCATCCCGGAGCCTTTGGCAAGTGATTTAAAAAAGAAAAGGAGAAAGCCGAAGCTCTCTCCTTTATAGGTGTTTTAACTGAATATACTTTATGATTACGTCTGTAAAGATACGAAATCAGAATACAATAATCAAGCTTTTAGCCGGAAATTATCAGCGTTTCATTTTAGGCATCATCTTACCCATCTTGCTGCCTGTTACCATCTTCATCATCTTACGGGTCTGGTCGAATTGTTTCAGCAGGCGATTTACTTCCTGAATAGTCGTTCCGCTACCTTTGGCAATACGTGTGCGGCGTGAGCCATTAAGTATTTCGGGGTTGGAACGTTCTTCCGGTGTCATGGAGTAGATGATGGCTTCAATGCTTTTGAATGCGTTATCGTCGATATCGATGTCTTTGATGGCTTTGCCTACACCCGGAATCATGGATGCGAGTTCCTTAAGGTTACCCATCTTCTTGATTTGTGCAATCTGGCTGAGGAAGTCGTTGAAGTCAAACTGATTCTTGGCAATCTTTTTCTGTAAACGTTTGGCTTCTTCTTCATCGTATTGTTCCTGGGCGCGTTCTACCAGCGAAACGATGTCACCCATACCGAGGATACGGTCTG